TTATAATCGAGACAGATGACAAAAGAATGGCTTGGTTGATTGATATAGATAAACCTGAAGACATATTCGATTTGTTTGGTAAGTCAGGAAAATTCCCTGCAAAGGTGTCAGACAAGATAGACAGCAACAAGATACTAGATAGTGGAGAGTTAATCTTTGGTGTTCAACGAGATGGGTATCACGAATATAGAATGGAAGGAGATAAGTTTCAATCTAGAATACATTTCCGTGTTGTTCCCTTAGATGAAAAGAAGTCTTGGATAGTATTTACAGGCAAGAAACAAGAAATGTTAGAAGACTCATCTGATGAAGGAATTATCGACATTACAAAGGATAAGTATAGTAATTTAGAACTACCTCAATAACCACCTACTTCTTATAGTAAGAAAATTAGGTACGGTGAGTGTTTGCAGAGCAGGAGGTATTGATTAAGCAGGAAAGTGTTGCTGGTTTTCAAATACTAAAGTCAGATAACTTAGTAATTGGAGGCTATGCATCCATCGAAATAGTAGACAAGCAGAATGACTTGATTACTCTCGAAGCACTTGAAAAAGCGGTTAAAGATTTCATGACTGAGAAATCTTACAGAAACGTAATGTCTAATCATTCCAATGTGCAAGTAGGAGAGGTGATAGAGCAATACCGAGATACCAATGGTGTATTACACAAAACAGGTGTAGATGGTGTCGGATTCTATGTGGTTATCAAAATGAGAGATGACATAGAGAAGGCAAAAGAAATCAACAGGGGTATCAGGAAAGGAACTCTCCGGTCATTCAGCATAGGCGGTCAAGCGATATCAAAAAGAGAAAGAAAATCGGAGGAATACGGAGAATACAATGAGATTGACAACTTAGAGTTGCATGAAGTTACTATCTGTGAAAAAGGAATTAACCCCGAAGCAAAATTCGACATACTAAAACACGAAAAAGGAGGTAAAAATATGACGGAAAAATTGGAGAAAGCACTGGAAGAACTCAATGGATTGCTAACGCAAGTCAGAGAAGTCACTGGTGACTCTATAACAAAAGAAGATGAATTGGAGACAATGGAAATGAAAGAAGAAGAAACGATGAAAGAAGAAGAAGATGTTGAGAGCATGGACATGGCAGATAAAATGTCAATGAAGGAAGACGAGGTTGAGAGCATGGACGATATGGACAAGGCTCTTGATGAGGACTCGACAAGAGATTACGAGGCCGGAGAAGAAGTAGTAAGTGGCGGAAAGCCAAAGGCTGCTCCTGCTGCGCTATCAGTCTCTAAGGGTCTAGAAGGGTCTGACTTTACTACTCTCGACCTAAGTGCCGAGAATGTGGAGAAGGCTTACGAGGCTTACAAAGCAGAGAAACTAGAAGCAATGGCTTACGATAACCTATCGAAGACATTCGCTGACAGATTTGCTGCTGAACTCGAAGTTAAGAAATCAGCCGCAGAGCGAGCAGAGTACGATGCTTCGTCAGAAGTAGCGGCTCTAAAAGAAGAGTTTGCAGAACTACGCAAGTCTCTTACCGCAAAGGATGATGAGATAAGGAAAGCAACAGAAGTCGCTTTCTCTCTACCTGAAGGATTCCCAACCACTGCTGACGCAATGGCTGAGATGTCATGGGGAGACATACACAACCTCGCAAGGAAGGTGAACTAAAATGAGTGGATATATTAACACAGTAAAAGACTTAGAAGCAGCCACATACGGCTATGCTGGCGCATCAGGTAACGCCCTGTTGAAAGCGGCTGGTGTCGTTGGTGGTTTCGGAACGCCCCACGATGCAGCAAGCAACCCGTTTTCTGCTGCTAGTGGGTTAGGAGACCTATACAATGTTCTTTACGGACAGAAAGTATGGTCAATGCTAAACCAAGAGGTTAACCCTCTTGCTATGCTCGCAAAGAGACCATACACATCTAGTGGATGGAGAGTTCTAAAGAGCAGAGCAGAAGGTGGTTCAGGTTCTGCATTCGGAATAGGAACTGGTGCTGAAGGCTCAGACACACCAAGAGCAGACAAAATCGGTGGTGTTGGTGAGAACGCAACTCTAGGAACTGGAAACGATATCCCACCTATTGCACCACAGTATGAGAAACTATACATCAGTCCAAAGACTGTTGCTCATCTATTCGAGTTCTCAGAACTTGGAATGGAACTTGCTGCAATCGATGATGGTGTTGGTGACATTCGTGCTATCGTAAGAGAAGACATGGGTAAACTACACGCAGAGACTCAGAGCAAGATGCTAGTTATGCCTCTTGAGAGATACGATGATGGTACTGCAACAACAATCGAGAGAAACTATACTTCTCTACTAAAGATTGTTTCATCTGCTGGTGAGATTGCTGCTATGTACAACGCAAACCTATTGGATACTGGTGCTAACAACGGAGACAACTCCGCAGTAGTCGCTGATGTAGTAAGACTATTCGGTACTACCCGAACTGTGTCTGTTTCAAGCAACAGTGCAACTGGAACTGCTTCCTTCTTGGATGCAGAGGTTGACTTCGGTGCAGGATATGCTGCTGGCGATGCTAGAGTTCTAACTCTAACCATGCTTAACGACATGATTAGGAGAATCAGGCAGAACGGTGGAAACCCGAAGGTTATCCTAACTGGATATGATACAGTACAGCACCTTGCTGACTTACTACAAAGCCAAGAGAGGTTCATGGACAGGAAAGAAATCGTACCTACCCACAACGGAGTTCGTGGAGTTAAGGGTGCAGAGGTTGGATTCAGAGTTGCAACATACTATGATATCCCAATCATTCCAACAAAGGACATGCCATCAACTGGTGCAAACACAACCAACACTCTGAGTGACATACTCATTCTAGACACAGACCACATGTGGTTGTCTGTAATGAAGCCTACTCAGTATTTCGAGGATGGTATCACTAGTGGAAACCCATTCGGTGTTGGCAAACTTGGAAACCAAGGTATGTACCGAACTATGGCTGAAACCGGATGTTCGTTCTTCAAGGGACAAGGTAAGATAACCAACATTAAGAGTGCTTGAGGTGATTAGAGTTGACACACGCAGTTACTCTAGTTGCTGACCATAAGGGCGTAACTGCCCCAAAGGTCGCAGGTGACGAGTATGTGGTTGATGCAATAGTCAACATAAGTGCATACGTTCAGGGTGGAATAACTCTGACTGCTGCTGAATTGGGTCTGTCTTCCCTACACTGTGTTCTAGTAACGGGTGTAGAGGAGATTGGACACAGTGCAAGAGCCGTCATCAGCACCGCAGGAGCATACGAGTCAGGAACAAGTGCCAAACTTATCCTGTCTACTGGCTCTGCACAACAATCAGGTACAGGGGACGAAGGCATGGTAAGAGTCCGTGTCTATGGTAATCTCTGAAATAACAATGATTAAGTGATAACGTAAAGTAGTAGCCTCTGCCCGTAACAGGGCAGGGGTTACTACCAACAAAAAATAAGGTGATAAAATGG